CTTGCTTGCGCGCGGCCAGTGGGTTGATCTTGGCGGTGGCGCTGAACTGCAGCACTTCGCAGCCGAGGCTTGCCGGGTTGTCCGTCACGGCCAGGCCGACCAGGTAGGCCTCTTTGGTGTCGGCGAAGCTCGGCCGCACTTCCATCGACGCAAATATTTTTTGGCGGGCCTTGGTGAGTGCGATGAGTTCGTCGGTAGGGTCGATCTGCGCGAACAGGGCGAGCTTCTTCTTGCCGCCGAGTTCGATTTCTTCAGTCTTGAGCGCAATGACGTCGCCGTATGCCTTGAACGGCCCCTCCGGTACGTACCCACGGATGTGTTCCATGTTGATGCGAGCGCTGTAGACCTTCGGGTCGTAGTTCTTCGCCATCTGGAGCAGGTCTGCGCGTTCAATGACGCGGCCGTCGCTGGTGGCGCCTTCGGTGGCGATGCGGAAGAACTTGGTGGCCTTGGTGCCCATGTTGTCCTCGGTGGTGTGTGGTTCGGTGGTGCTGTCATCTTCAGCGCCGTGCATCGCGCGGGCAACGCGTTGGTGTTGTGCGAACCCGCGCCACAACAGGCAGCGCGTGGCACGCGCGCGCGCGGCCGGTAGCGTGGCGGCATGACTACGTTGCCGCCTATCGCTTCTCTCTCAATCGATCCGGAAATGGACCCGCGCCGCGTGGCGAGATCGCTCTACTGGCAGGGCTACCGCGTTGCGCACATTGCGGAAATGCTCAAGGTGAAGCCGGTGACGGTGCACAGCTGGAAGCGCCGTGACGGGTGGGCAGACACGACGCCAGATGAGCGCGTGGCGCTGACGATTGAAGAGCGCTTGATGCGCCTGGTGGCGAAGGAGCAGAAGGAAGGGCGCGACTTCAAAGAGATCGACCTGCTGAACCGTCAGCTCAACAACGTGGCGCGGCGCGAGCGGTACCGCGATGGCGGCAACGAGACGGACCTCAACCCCAAGGTGGCCAACCGCAATGCGGGGCCGCGCAAGAAGCCGGAGCGCAACGCGATCAGCCCCGATGAGCAGACGCAGTTGCTCGATGCCTTCCGCGATTCGTTGTTCGGGTATCAGGAGGTGTGGCACCGCGCGGGCGAGGCGGAGCGAATTCGCAACATCCTGAAGTCACGCCAGATTGGGGCGACCTGGTATTTCGCGCGTGAGGCGTTCATCGATGCGCTGACGACAGGGCGCAATCAGATCTTCCTGTCCGCCAGCAAGGCGCAGGCGCACGTGTTCAAGCAGTACATGGTGCAGTTCGCCAAAGACGCGGCCGGCGTGGAGCTGAAGGGCGACCCGATTGTGTTGCCGAACGGAGCGACGCTGTACTTCCTCGGCACGAATGCGCGCACGGCGCAGAGCTATCACGGCAACCTGTATTTCGACGAGTACTTCTGGGTGCCGCGCTTCCAGGAGCTGCGCAAGGTCGCCTCTGGCATGGCGATCCATAAGCATTGGCGGCAGACGTATTTCTCGACGCCTTCCAGCCTGGCGCATGAGGCGTATCCGTTCTGGTCGGGCGCACTGTTCAACCGGGGCAAGGCGAAGGACCGCCAGGCCAAGATTGATGTGAGCCACGCCGCGCTGCGCGACGGGCTGCGCTGTGCCGATGGGCAGTGGCGGCAGATCGTGACGGTGGAGGATGCGCTACGCGGTGGCTGCAACCTGTTCGACCTGGACCAACTGCGCCTGGAGTACAGCGAGCCGGATTACGCGAACCTGCTGATGTGCCAGTTCGTGGACGACACGGCGTCTGTGTTTCCGCTATCGATGCTGATGCGGGGGATGGTCGATAGCTGGGAGCTTTGGCCCGACTTCCGGCCGTTTGCGCCGCGTCCATTTGGGGCGCGCGAGGTGTGGCTGGGCTATGACCCGAACGGGGGCGGGCCGACTGGCGACAGCGCGGCCATTGTGGTGCTGGCGCCGCCGGCGGTGCCGGGTGGCAAGTTCCGCGTGCTGGAGAAACACCAGTTCAAGGGCATCGATTTTGAGGAGCAGGCGCACGCCATCCTGCGCGTGTGCGGCCGCTACAACGTCACCTTCATCGGCATCGACCGCACGGGCGTTGGAGACGCCGTCTACCAGCTCGTGACGAAGTCGCGGCCAGATGCACGCGGCTTCTCGTATTCGGTGGAGGTGAAGACCAGCCTGGTGCTGAAGGCGTTCGACGTCATCAGTAAGGGCCGGCTGGAGTTCGACGCAGGCTGGACGGACTTTGCTGCGTCGTTCATGTCCATCAAGAAAACCGTTACCGCCTCCGGCGCGCGCGTCACCTACCAGGCGGGGCGCTCGGAGGACACCAGCCACGCCGATCTGGCGTGGGCCTGTATGCATGCGCTTTCGCACGAACCGCTCGAAGGCGCGACCTCGACCAATTCAAGCATTCTGGAGTTTTCATGAGCCGCAGGAAGAACCGCCGCGCCGCTGGCGCAGCCATGCCCGTCGAACAGCACAGCAGCCACGCGCCGAGTGCAGAGGCGTTTTCGTTTGGCGACCCGATGGAGGTGCTCGACCGGCGCGAGCTGCTCGACTACCTGGAGTGCATGCGGATGGGGAAGTGGTTCGAGCCACCGCTGCCGTGGGAGGGCTTGGCGAAGTCGTTCCGGGCCGCAGCGCATCACAGCTCGGCCATCTATGTGAAGCGCAACATCCTGGTCAGCACGTTCATTCCGCACCCGCTGTTTTCGCGCGCGGCGTTCGAGCGCTTTGTGCTGGATTGGCAGGTGTTTGGGAATGCGTATCTGGAGAACCGGGTGAGCTGGGCGGGCTCCAGCATGGGCTTGGTGCCGGCGATGGCGAAGTACATGCGGCGGGGTGTCGATCTGTCGACGTATTACTTTGTACAGGGCGCCGCCGAGCCGCACCAGTTTGCGCGGGGCACGGTGTTCCATCTGCAGGAGCCGGACATCAACCAGGAGGTGTATGGGTTGCCGGAGTACCTATCGTCGTTGAATGCGACGTGGTTGAACGAATCAGCGACGCTGTTCCGCCGGCGGTATTACAAGAACGGATCGCATGCGGGGTTCATTTTGTACATGACCGACGCGGCGCAGAAGATGGAAGACGTGGATGCGCTGCGCGAGGCGTTGAAGAACTCGAAGGGGCCGGGCAACTTCCGCAACTTGTTTGTGTACGCGCCCGAGGGGAAGAAGGACGGGATTCAGTTGCTGCCCGTGTCAGAGGTGGCGGCGAAGGATGAATTCTGGAACATCAAGAGCGTGACGCGCGATGACCAGCTCGCGTCGCACCGGGTGCCGCCCCAGCTCATGGGGATCATTCCGTCGAGCACCGGCGGCTTCGGGGATGTGGAGAAGGCCGCTCTGGTGTTTGCCCGCAATGAGGTGAAGCCGCTGCAGGATCGGCTGTTGGCGATTAATGAGTGGGTGGGGGAGGAGGTGGTTAGGTTTGAGCCTTACCAGCTCTCGCAGTAGCACGCTATGCGATCGAGCACATCTTGTCCCTGTTTGTTAAGCCGGCAACATCCAACGGCATCCTGCCAATGCGGGGAGCGTTGCGGTCCCCCGTCAACTGGTCCACAAGCTCAGAGAATTGGCTAATGCTCTCTACACCAAGAACAACCTTCATCTTGTCGAAATATGAACGCTGCACCGACCGGCTGAATATCTCGAAGGGCCTAGCAGGATGACCGACATAGACGAGTGTATTGGGCCACCATAGGTGGCCTGCCAAGTTGCCGAGCACAGCATGCCGAAGGCAAGCAACAAAGTCCGCTTGCATGACGTCGCGAAAATCCAGCGTCGGGCTCGAGCAACGCTCTTTTATCAAGTCTGCCTCTGGTGAATAACGACGTAAGCCGAGCCTGTTATTGCGCGCATCGAGACTGGCTATCTGAAAACAGAACGATGCAAAGGTATGCATTCCATCGGGGGTGGATGAGAACCGCCGTTGAAGATAGTAAGGTCTATCGAAAAGTGTAGCCGCTAGTTGAAAGTTTTCTGATTTAATAAAATGCGCCTGCGTATTAAGAAAAAATTCAGTGATAAAGAATTTTATGTTGTCGCAATCCCAGTCTGTGTAGGAGTTAACATTTTCTGGTGGTTCGGTGTGTCTATCTATTCTTTCAAGGAAGCGGTGAACCTTCTCAGCCATCTCAACGGTTGGCATATATTGGCAGATGCCTCGAACAATCGAGAGCGCTTCGTCTCTGTAAGGACGCATCAATTCAATGCTCTTTAATACTTCCTCATCGAACTGCGCTACGCTTGTGCCGCTCAGGCGAAAACGACTCAAATTCTCTGCGAACGTCTGAAAATACTCGTCTACTGCGCCAGCAGCGTGTGGTTTGCCTTGCCTCATTGCCTCCATGCAACGGTGGTGCAAGGCAGTCGTGCCGAGCGACACCTTATCGTTGTCGTCAAGGAACGAGGGGCGACGGCCGAGTTCAGGACGTTTGTGGAGTGGCTTGTCGAAAATCCAACGCAAGAGTTTCTCGAATTCATCGTCATAGCGATCGTCATTGCTTAAATCGATGAAGATTCGGGATTGGTAGTATGTGGGAAGATAAGGCTTCCCCTCGCTATCCCTACTGGAGAGCACTGCGACGAATTTATCCTGAGATTCGTTTTCGTATACTTTTCTGGAAATGATTTGCGTTTCAGTGCCAACGCCTCCATCGCGACCGTCAGCTTTTCTGGCGTATGTCTCATCGCAAATCATGATGACTTTCTTTATCTCATCCGACGTCACCATCCGTTCCATGAACGATATGGTATCGTGCCCTTCCTTGAGATCCCATTTGTCTAGGACGGCATCAACGCCTGATTCTACCAATCGAGTAGCCAAATCCATGACCCATTGCTGGTGATCCGGATTTGACCAGCTGTATGAGATAAAAAGTTTTGGGTTATTCGGGATTGGCTCGGTCATGACAGAGTGATTTTGTACGTTGAGAGCGGGGTGCCGGGTCGTCGGCATCGATCCTATTATGCATTGCTCCAAGTTTCTGCAGCACTAATCACTTTGGAGGTGAGTGGGTGCGGTTTGGAGTCGTGGCCGTACGGGAATCAGTCGGCGCTGCTATGCACGTAATATGGCTGCAGCTTGTCCTCAAGAATCGCGTCTGACGCATCGTGGTCGCGCTGCTCCGGGTTCAACCACGCATCAATGTTCTCCGGCTTGATCGGAACCGGGCAGCGATCATGGCCAGCCTCCGCAATCTCCGGCGGCGGATCGTCGGTGATGATGGCGAACGACAGCAGATCCTTCTCGCCGGGCTTGGTCGCGCGCCAGTGTGACCACACGCAGGCGACGAGCAACGTCTGTGGCGGGTCGGGGCGGAATTCGACGATGGCGTTTGTGCCGTCTGGCTGGGCAACGTATTCATAGAACGCATCAACCAGGACAAGGCCGTGCGTGTGGCCGTACTGGCCTTTCCAGAAGCCGCGCAGGTTGTCGCGGCGGGCGTTGTAGGTGCCGGGGTACTGTTCGTCGTAGAACGCCGGTTTGCCGGCGGGGCGGCACTGGTAGCGCATCGGCTTGACGACGCGCCGGCCGTTCTCCATGACCATCACGGGCGCGTACCAGCCGGGGTAGATGCGCGAGTCGCGCGGCTTGAGCTCGGTGCTCTTGAGTTCTTCGAGCTTGCCTTTGGCCGCCGCGATCTTGTTGGTGGCGATGCGGA